TTATGACAGGCGAATCCGATCCCAAGAAATTGGCTTACGGGTTTCTAGCTGGCGTCGTTCCGCTACTAATGCGTTACCTGAATCCTAAAGACGTTACGTTCGGCGCTAAAGCGAGTGAACGCTAACGACTGGGCTGCGATGGGCGTGGCTATGGTCACGCTCCTTGCGGCATTTACAGCGGTCGTTCGACACCTAGTTAAATACTATTTAAGCGAGCTAAAGCCTAACTCTGGAGCAAGCGTCAAGGATCAGGTTTCGCGACTTGAAAAGCGCGTTGACGAGATTTACAGTTTGATCTTAAGCAATTCGACACGCCGCTAATTAGGCGTAAGGCTTGAAATTGTCAGACATTTAGTTCACCCTATAACTAGGGAGCGAATAAGTCGCACCCGGAATCGGGAGCTAAAATGTTTACAGTATTGGAATTAGCGGGAGCTGTTATTCTCGCAAGTATTGGCTGGTTTCTAGTCGGCTGGTCTATTGGGTTTAAAGAGGGCGTGAAAGACGGCTTTAACCGAGGTCGCGCAGCTGGGCTTCGTGCGGCGACAGAGATCGTTCGTAACTCATAATGGCGATCCCACTAGAGGGCTATGAATCCGTAGCTGAGCGGATCGAAAAATTCTGGGTTAAATACCCTAACGGCAGAATTGACGTTAACATCGTATTTCAGGACGGCACTCGTTACATCGTCCAGACGGACATCTACAAAGAGATAACCGACGCTTTACCTTTCGCGACAGATTTCGCCGAGGAAATAAGATCAAGCGCTAATCGCTTTCCGCTCGAAAACGGATCGACTTCGGCAATCGGTAGAGCTTTACATACTGGCGGGTTATCCAAGTTTAGCGAGAATCAAAATCGCCCATCGTTCGAGGAAATGAAACGCGTCGAACGTCCAATCGTTGCCACACCGAAGGAAGCCCTTTTACCTAATGGTTCTTATGATCCATGGGATATGACTCAAGCGGTTGCCGAAATAGGCGGAATCCTTACCAGTCGATCATGCGCGCATGGCGTAATGATTAGAAAAGAGGGAGTCGGTAAGACTGGAAAGCCTTATAAAGGCTGGGTTTGCCCGGACAATGTTCGGACGTGCGCGATATGGGAATAACAAAAATAACGCTGACTAAAGATGAGGAAATTCAAGCGGCGGCAGCGGCTTTTATCTGTGAGTCTAAAGGCGTGGAGAATTACTATTTTCATGACCAATCAGCCAGAGGCAATATCCATGAATCTATTCGCCGTACAGCTGAGGCGTTAGGTGCTGAGATCGCAGCTGCTCGATACTTCGGAATTACAGACTTTAAGCTGGAACTAGATAAGTTCAAGCTAAGAGCCGACATCGGTAATCGAATCGAAGTCAAACATACTAAATGGCTAGACGGACATCTAATTCTCAGGGATAGGGATAGGGTCGAGGACTTAGCCGTATTGGTCGTAGGCGAATCACCGACTTATTACGTCAAGGGCTGGATTCCAATTAGAGCAGCTAAGACAAGTCGGTTTAAGCATGACAAAGACGGCTCGTTCTGGGTTAGTCAACATAATCTCAATTCGATGGAAAATCTGAAGGAGTCAAACTATGGACAAATTGAAATTTGAGTGTCGGCGCTGTAAGCGCGAAACGTTACAGGTTGAAAGAATCGTGACCGACTTACTACCGCCGGGCGTTAAGACGCTTGAGTGTACGGAATGCGGCTCTCTGGGAGTATGCCTAGTAGGGAGCGACAATGCCTAGTTACCTTTACCGGTGCGACCAATGCGGCGGCGAGCTTGAGATGAGCCACTCAATACCAAGTAATAGCGACCTATCGCCACTATGTTGCAGCTATCCAATGAATCGAGTGTTCTCAGCTCCAGCGGTCATCTTTCGCGGTACTGGTTGGGGCGGTGATAAATAATGCCGTTTGCTAATCAGTATTACCGAGTTAGCTTCCGAACCCAGATAACTTTATGCTGTAATGAAATCATGTTCCAGTATCTATGCCGGATATGCGGTCAAGATATGGGCTGCTATTACTGTTCATTTGACTATAACAAGGCTCATGAGTGCTATGAATAGTTATCCACAGATTAAGAAAGTTATCCCCAGCCTGTGGGAATCGCCCAAGAATACGCTCATGCTTGCGCGGTATTTGACATCGCTTGTACGATCAACTCTCTCGACGAGAGCCCCACGGGGGGCGAGCTCGCGGCGAGTCCTACTATCGGGCGTACTATGTTTAGCGGTGGCTATACCGAGTCCAACATGGGCTGATTCACAATCATCTAAAGATAGATTTAAGTTATATTTACATAGTAGAGTCATTAAAGATAAGCAATACCAATGCGCATACGCGCTATACATGGCAGAATCTAAGTTCGATAGTAGAGCTCGTAATGGTTCGCATTATGGAATTCCACAGCTCCGTAATAAGAAGCTAAGGAACTTAGATGGATACACTCAAATAGACTGGGGCATTAGATACATCGAGGCTCGCTATTCCGGGAACTATTGCCTAGCATACAAACACTACCTAGACAAGGGGTGGCACTAATGGTCAGCGCTGTAGATAATGGTTCGAGTAGTCGATGGAAAAAGATTAGGTTACGGATACTCTCGAGGGATGCTTATTGCTTTCAACAATGCGGGAAAGATAACGGAAAGTTACACGTCGATCACATAATACCGAGGAGACTAGGTGGGACAGATAATGACGATAATTTACAAGTATTATGCCAAAACTGTAATTTATCTAAAGGTGGACGGTTTTTTAGTATAGCTAATACACCCCCGACTCTCCATGGGTTGTTTATACCCCAAAACGAGTCATTAAGTCATGATTGAGGAGCGTTTAGTCATAGATGGTGGAGCATCGGTTGAAATCGTCTCAGATCGGCCCACATCGGTTTTTTTGCCGGTAACAGCTCCACGAATCCACACGCCACTCAATGATTTGCCTTCACGCGGCTTTGAACTGATTGATTTTGCCGATCAGATCATCGATGGCGGGTTTATGCCGTGGCAAAAGTGGTTGGCCGAGCACAGCTTGAAAATCAAAAGCGATGGCCGGTATCTGCATCCAGTAAGTGTGGCCACCGTAGCTCGTCAAAATGGAAAGAGCACATACATGATGGCGCGGATTATGATGGGCCTGTTTCATTGGCAAGAATCCTTACAGGTATCCACAGCTCACCGGCTTGTCACATCGCTGGAGCAATTTAGATCAATTGTTCATGTCATCGAAAGTCATGACGATTTGGCCAAACGAATCAAGCGCATCCGCTGGCAACATGGAGCCGAGGAGATCGAAACGCTGGAAGGTTGCAGGTTTATCATCAAGGCCGGAGGATCGGCAGCTCGTGGATTGAGCAAACCGGAAACAATCCACATGGATGAAATCAGAGAGCTGCACGACATGGAGACTTTTGCCGCGATGCGATACACATTGATGGCGGCAAAGAATCCGCAGGTAAATTGCTTTAGCTCGGCCGGTGATAGTCACAGCATTGTCTTGAACCAGTTGCGCGAAAGAGGCATGGCCGCAGCTAGTGGTGCAACCGATGATGTGGGCTATTTTGAATGGTCAGCACCGACAGATGAGATCACATTGGAAAATGCGGCGTTTGCCAATCCCGGACTCAACATAACAATCCACCCCGACAACATCAGAGCCGTTTTCAATGATCCACCGGATGTAGTGATGACCGAGGTGTTAAATCGTTGGGTGCAGACAATCTCAAGCGTTGTTGGATCAAAAGAGTGGCAAGAGTGTGGAGATGAAACCATTGATCTGGATGAGGACAAGCTCACATGGATGGCGATAGACATTTCACCGGACAGAAAACACGCAGCATTGGTGGCGGCTCAAAAACTCGGATCGGAATCCTTTATTGTCAAGCTGTTGCATACATGGGAAAACAGCATTCAGCTAGATGACCGAGCAATTGCCAATGATGCAGCCAGTTATTGCCGCAAATACCCAATTGAGTATTTGCTTTACTCAAAACGCACATCTGGCGCGGTGGCCGCGCGTATGCAGCCGGCAGGTATCCCAATCCACGACATGGACGGCGATTACCCGCAAAGTTGTGACGAGCTTTTGGGCGCAATAAATTCAAAGAGACTCAAACATAGAAATCAAGCCTCACTCACCGAGCAAATGCTTTCAGCTGTGCAATTGCGGCGCGGTGATGGCGGTTGGGTTATTGGAAGGCGTGCCAGCCAAACGGCGGTGTGCGCTGCCGTAGCATCAGCATTGGTCACACACTTTGCGACACGCCCAGAAACGGAAATCGACATTTTAGTGGGTTGATGCTTGACATTTTGAGAAAATAGCAACATGGGATTATTTGACCGCAAACGCACCATTGAAACAGTTGTGCCGATGTACGGAGCTGATGTAGCTGCACAAATTGGCCCAGCTCCAACGCTTGATGCATTCTTTCCATTTGGTGGAGCTGATTACCTTGCAAGCCGCGAGGAGGCCATGTCGGTGCCGGCAATTGCTCGCGCACGAAACATGATTTGCAATTCAATTGCAACAATTCCAATGGTCACACGCGACAAAGCAACCGGTCAGGTCGTTGATTCGCCTGTTGTAATCAATGATCCAGATAAGCGCGTGCCGGGTGCAGCATCATGGTGTTGGGCAGCCGAGGATTTGTTATTTACAGGTTTTGCTTATTTTCAGATTATGGATTTGTTTGCCGATACACAAAGAGTTCGCCAGATGTGGCGCGTTGCTCCTAATCGTGTCGGCGTATTTTTAAATCAAATCGGCACACAAATTGAGTATTACACAGTTGATGGATCGCGCGTGCCAATGTCAGGCGTTGGATCATTAGTTGTTTTTTACGGCAATGATGAAGGATTGTTAAACCGAGCTGGTCGCACTATTCGCGCTGGTGCAGAGCTTGAAAGAGCAGCTGCAATGTACGCACGCGAACCCGTGCCATCGATGGTGTTGAAATCAAACGGAACAGCGTTGCCAGCCGACCGCATCGCTAAGCTGTTGGATGCATGGGGAGCCGCACGCCGAAATCGTGGCACGGCATTTTTAAACGCCGATGTAGAACTCACAACAGTTGGATTTACACCGGAGCAAATTGGCCTCAACGCTGCACGCGAAATCATTGCAACAGAATTGGCCAGAGCCGTGGGAATTCCGGCTTATTTTATTGACGCGCCGACAGGATCATCCATGACTTATGCAAATGCCAGCACGGCGCGTCAAACCTTGTTGGACTTTTCACTTTTGCCGCTGATGAACAGCTTATCCAGCCGTTTATCAATGCCGGACTTTACGCCATCAACACAGCGCGTTGAATTTGATCTCAAAGCGTACTTACGCGGATCAGAAAAGGAGCGTGCCGAGATTTACAAGATTTTATTTGAAATTGGCGCAATTACTACCGAGGAAATTAGACAAATGGAGGAGATGATCTCATGAAGCTAACAACACCAATGCAAATTACGGCAGCCGATAGTGATGCACGCACAATCACGGGTCGCATTGTTGCATTTAACGAACATGCAAATGCATCAACCGGAAAGGTTGTTTTTGCTCGCGGATCAATTGTGCCTCAAGATGTATTTTTAAATCTTGAACATGACAACACCAGGAGAATTGGCAAGAGCATTGCAATGTCTGTCAATGACAAAGAAATGACGGCCACATTTAAGATTGCAAACACAACAGCTGGAACCGATGCGCTTATTGAAGCAATGGATGGTTTGCGCGATGGATTTTCAATTGAATTAGCTGTTGATAATTACGAAATGCAAAAGGATGGCACAATGAAAGTTTTGAATGGACAGCTCACAGCTGTCGCATTGGTTACGGAGCCGGCTGTTAGATCAGCCCGTGTCTCAGAGGTAGCCGCATCAGAGGATTCTGAAACTCATGAAGTTACAGATACAACAAACCCAAATGAAGGAGACAAAGTGGAAAACACTACCGAACCAGTAGCTCCTGCCGTTGAACCGGTAGCAGCTCCAGAAGTCGCACCTGTAGAGGCATCACGACCAGCCTATTACACAGCACCACGCTCACCAATCGTCAATAAAGTTTCTTATCTTGAGCATTATCTCAAGGCAACAATTTTGCATGATGAGGATTCACGCCAGTATGTAAAGGCTGCCGATAACACAACATCAACAGCACCCGGCATGGTTCCAACACCACAAAGCACACAGGTCATAAACGCACTTGCAAATGCAGATCGCGGAATGATTGATGCGCTAAGTCGTGAGACATTAGACAGCGTTGGAATGACCTTTGAATTGCCAAAAATTACGGCCGTTCCCGTGGTCAGTAACATTGCAGAAAATGCAGCTGTTACAGAGTCTAATCTTTCAGCCACATTTTTGAGCGTACCTGTTCAAAGTTTTAAAGGTAGAGCCATCAGTACGGTGGAACTCATCGACCGGTCACGGCCAGAGTACCTCACAGCTCTCCTTGCAAATCTTGAATTTGCTTATGCAAAAGTAACTGATGAATTTGCTGTTGGAACAATTGCGGCAGCTGGACAACAGACCGGTGTCAATGCAAACACAGCGACAGGATTCTTGGGTTATACATCTCAAGCTGCCGGTGCTGTTTATAATTCATCACTTGGATTTGCTCGCAACATTGTTGTGTCACCCGGACAATGGACAAACATCATGGGATACAACGACAACGGCGCACCACTTTACAATGCAGCACAGCCATCAAACGCAGCTGGAAATGTACGCGGAGACTCATTGCGCGGTGTAGTTTCACCGGGCCTCAATCTCTTTGTCTCTCGCTCAATTGGTAACGCTGGCCCAACAACATCAACCGGCGATTTCTCAATGGTTGTTGTTAATCCAGATGCATGGACATGGTACGAAAGCCCACGCTTTACGCTACGCACCAATGTCAATTCAGATGGCACCATTGACATTCTTTATTATGGTTATGCAGCTATTGCACCAAAGATTCCATTTGGCGCATGCTGGAACCAAAACTAATCAATAAGACATCGGTAGCGGTCGCTCCCGAACGCTAACGATACGAAAGGAACCGAGATGCCAGCGATAGTCACAGCCTCACAGCTTCGATCCATTCTTGGTGTCTCGGTTTCCTTGTATTCTGATGCACAATTGGATTCTTTTATAGATTCCGCCGAACAAACAATTCTGCCGCTTTTAACTCAATACCAATCATCGGTTGCATTTGCCAATGTAAGTGATTCCGTCATTTATTTCACTACAATCCGGCCAAACTATTTTGTGCCGGGGCAATCCGTTGTCGTAACCGGGGCCGGTACTTACAACGGGACATACACAGTTACCGATGATCGGATTGAGCCATACACATGGACAGCGGCCACAGCCGCGGCTGATCGCACATACCCGTTGCCATTTATTCCTAATGCCACGGCTACTTTATCCGGTGGATCAGCCGCATCACTTTATGCAAACACACCACCGATTGAAAATGCAATCTTGGTTGTTGCCGTTGAGATTTTCCAGAGTATTACAGCTCCGGGCAATCAGATCATGGCAGACAATTTTACGCCATCGCCATTTATTCTCGGTCGCAGCCTGAGCAACAGAGTTGTGGGCCTACTGGGGCCATTTTTGGATGTCGAAACGATGTGCCAATGACCATCGAGGCCGACATCCGCACACCATTGCAAACCGCACTATCAACCATTGCGGCCAATGTGTATAACGGAATTCCAGAGGTAATGACTAGCCCATCCATTTGTTTGGTGCCCGGATCGCCGTATCTTGAAAGCCTTTTAATTAACGGAGCGACTACAAAAGTCAAAATCAATTTTAATGTGACCGGTGTGGTTGGCTATTCCAGCAACGCCGCAGCTTTGGACAATCTTGAACAATTGATGATCAGCATCATCAGCACAATGCCGGCAGGTTATGAAGTCGGCGATGTGAGCTCACCACAACCTTTGGAAGTCGGTGCCGGTAAGTACCTTACGGCCGATTTACAAATTAGCACCTATTACACCGACTAAGGAGAAACCATGCCAACAACAATAATCACGGGCAGAGACATCACTTTCACCATTGATGGTGATGATTTTGATGCTCAAGCTACATCAGCGACTTTGACAGTTGATTCAACAATCAACACTTATCAGACACTTGATGGAAAAGCCTATTTTACGACAGACACTCAAGGATCATTTGCCGTTGAGATGTTAGCCGATTGGGGAGCAGCATCATCATTGTGCGAGGCACTTTGGACAGCTGCAACAAACGCACCAAACACCGGATTGCCCGTGGTGCTAGTGGCAGACACAGGCGCATCATTTGCGTTTGATGTACAGCCAATCTTGCCATCAGCCGGCGGCACAGCTCCAGATGCACAAACTGTTTCGCTTGCTTTCACATGCGTAACAACACCAGTTTTAACAATTAGCTAGAAAAGGAGATCGGGAGCATGAAGTTACCAATTACAATTGAATTCACAAATGGCGATAGAGAAACCTATACAGCTTTACCGCCTGAGTGGATGAAATGGGAACAGAAAACTGGAAACACAATTCAGAGTGTGTCCGAGAAAATGGGCATTGCGGATTTGTTGTTTTTGGCGTATCACGCGATGAAGCGCGAGGCAGCCGGCAAAACTGTCAAGCCTTTTGAAGTGTGGTGTGAATCTGTTACTGACATTGACATGGGAGAAACCGCAAACCCAAAAGTTACGAATCCGGATCAATAAACCGGACAATTTGGGAATTAGCGATTGCAACCGGATTGTCAAGATCAGAGTTCCAAACAGCTGAGGATGTTTTAACCGCGATTGAGATTCTAAGGATACAAAATGGCAAATGAAAGCATCACCTACGACAAGGCAGATTTGCGTGGGATTCTTGGTGCTTTCAAAGGCATGGATGCCGAAGCTGTTGCCGAGGCCAAAAAAGTCTCAAATGGTTTGGCCACTTATGTGCAAGGCAAAATCATCTCGGCAGCTGGTAGCCGTCCAAATGAGGCAGCATCGAGGATTGCTCAAGGCTCGCGCGTAAGTAAGTCATCAAAGATTGGTGAGCTGTCATTCGGATTTGTATCGCAAAAATTTAGTGGCGGGGCAACAACCCAGATGCTTTGGGGCGGCTTTGAATTTGGATCAAATAAATTCAAACAATTCCCGGTGTGGTCTGGCCGTGAAGGCCGTGGATCGCGTGGATACTTTATTTATCCAACATTGAGAGCTGAGCA